GGCATTGTAAAGTTGTTTAATAGTCTCACGCACAAAGACACAGGGATGGTACAAATATGCCGATAGAACACCATTGAAGTGTTGTTTCAGTTGTCGCACCGTGTTATACCTGTGTATAGTAGAACCAATAGCAAGCAAGATACTCACACACTGTCCCCAAACGTATCCGGCCATGGTGGCATAAGGCCTATGTTTCAGGAAGATAGCTGTCGTGTCGAATGGGCCATGCTCTAGTGTGATCTCGAACCCATAGAACTCGAACCCCTCATAAAACGACTGCACCTGAAAAGCCTTGTACACACACAAACAGGACATCATTGAGTTAATGATTGTTGTGCCAGCGTAACCGGAACATAAACCCACCTCCGCCGAGTGTGAAAACTCAACGAAACCCTCCTGCCTGCCATCTGGGTGGCATATGAAGAGGTTGGAGAAATTGTCCCGTCGCGCCTGACGAACATCCGCCACTTGCAAATCCAGTAATGTGGTTAGATATTCCAAGAGATCGAAGGAGAGGGCTCGATGTGACTGGTCGCACGATGAAATATCAATATTCCATGCGCTCTTTGGCTTACCATCCACAATGTCAAAGACTAGCACGTCATCAGAGAATATCCAGGCATGGACCCCCCCCATGCCGATAGCTGTGTCAAGATTAGTGCACATGTCAATAGAACTCCACCCATAAGCGAAGGTAATGTAATGCCCAGGTACAACCTCCCTGAACTTCATGATCCTCGCAAAAGCATTCTTCAACAAACTGAAAGTGTGCCCATACAAGATGATCTGGTTGTCACCAACCTTCACAAATAAACGGGCTTTCTTGCCTGGTTTAGAACGCAACTCCTTCTTCTGTTTCCCCTGGTTCTTGTCGATTCTTTCATTAAATAACTTGATCCGATCATTGATATACCTGAGGTTTGCCTCGCGCATCTTGCGCTTCGGATGTGGTTGATTGACGAATTCTCTAACACTTTCGTACTTGCAGGGGATCTCGAACGATAAAGTCGAATCGAAATCACCAAGCATCGTGGCGAGGTTAGAGGCTGCCTCATCAGGTGAGCAACCAACATTTGCTATCGGACAAGCACTTGTAAATCTGAGGACAGCGCTTTCAAGGTTCCCGACACTCATGGACATAAAACGGAAAGGAACCATCAAACCTGTGTACCAAGTATAATGATATTTCCTCATGTAATCCATAGCATCGGCGACGCACTCTCGTAAGTCGAAATGGATCCACCCAGTCAAAGCATCATAAGTAGCTGCTTTGGTCTTGACCACAACCAGAGAGGTTTTACCCTCGGTGGCTGCGGAAAACTTGGCGTCCATACCAAAGATGTGTTTAACACCTTTATTACCATCAACGAGTTGTCCTTGAAAGAACCACTCATAAAATTCATAAAAGATGTTCGCCTGAACCTTTCTGCGGGGTGCCAGCCAAGCAACACTGGTGTTATATGCAACGTGTAGGAAAGTGGCGACCTCGAACGGCAAGCTCAACCAGAAGATGTGCAAGCACATACGGAACAGGAAGAAAATAGACATAAATGCCGTGATCTTCCCAATGCGCATAACAGCTATCTGGTTTTCAATAGCACTAAAGATGACACCAGCCATAAGCACAGTGGTCCAACCAAGTAACCATCGTTTAATGAGCTCCTCCCCCACCGCAAAAAGAAATATAGCTACTGGTGTCGCAGCCCAGTGGGCCATCTCCAGCGCTACACTTCCGGCGGGGTTGATTCCCTCAACTCCAGCTCCTGTATTACCTGCTTGCACGTCACCCCAAGCACCCCATGCGAAGAATCCAAAATACCCGCCAGTGAGCAAATTGATATAGTTGTAGTCGATATTGGCTGGCGCAGATGCACACAT